CACAGGTCCAGCCGGAAACGGCGCGACAGCGTAAGGCAAAGCGGACGCATCAGGTCATCGCTGATTACAGCGACCTCTGGGCACCTCCTAGTGAGATGCCTCTGAGTGAATGGGCTGATAATTACCGCGTCCTGTCTAGCGAGTCGAGCGCTGAGCCCGGTCAATGGGTTACGGCTAAGGCACCCTATGAGAAAGCGATCATGGATGCCATCAGTGACCCGCACACGCCGCGCATCTGTGTGCAGAAGGCCAGTCAGCTAGGGATTACTGACTCCGCCATCCTTAATCCCATCGGGTATTTCATGGACCAAGAGCCATGCCCTATCCTCGTAGTCCAACCGACGATTGAGATAGGGGAAGCGTTTTCGACTGACCGCCTCGCGCCTATGTTGCGCGACTCCCCTCGACTCAGGGACAAGGTCTCAGACACGCGGTCGAGGGACGCCAGCAACACCCTGAGAAGGAAAAGCTTTAAGGGCGGCTATGTCGCCATCGGTGGGGCTAATTCCGCCGCCTCACTCTCAGGCAGGCCGGTGCGCGTGGTCCTCTTAGACGAAGTGGACCGCTACCCAGCCAGCGCCGGGACTGAGGGCAACCCATTGCAGTTAGCCATAGCCAGAACAACGGCCTTCTGGAATCGCAAGGTGGTGATGATTAGTTCGCCGGGGTTAGCCGGTATCAGTCACATAGAACGGGAGATGGCGGAGAGCACGCAGGAACATTGGTATCTCCCATGTCCTATGTGCGAACACATGCAGGTTCTCGACTGGGATAGGATACGCTTCTCAGACCTGACCCACGAGTGCAGCGAGTGTCATAGCTTCTCTGAGAAATGGCGCTGGCTAACCGGCGAGGGTGAGTGGAGGGCGCATAGGCCCATCGACAAGTTTGGAAACAAAGTCACCACGAGGGGATTCTATCTCTCAGGACTCTATAACCCGTGGGTGGAGTGGGACGTGCTTAGGGATGAGTTCATCCGAGCAGCGGCGTCCGCTAAGGAAGGCGACATAGAACCGATGAAGGCCTTTCGCAATACACGGCTGGGTCTATTGCACGAGGACACAGGGCAGAGCATCGACATAGACCTTTACTCGCATCGACGGGAGATTTACCAAGCAGAGGTCCCCGAGGGCGTCTTGGTTCTAACCGCTGGCGTGGACGTTGGCGAACGGCAGTTGAACTATGAGATAGTCGGCTGGGGGCGAGGGAAGGAGAGTTGGGGAATCGAGTATGGATGGATAGACGGTGACCCGCGAGAGCAGGAAGTCTGGGACCTGTTAGACAAAGCCGTCTATCGGCGCATCCTGACTACCCATGACAACCGCAAGATGAGAGTCAGGCGCATGGCCGTGGACGCTAACTACGCGAGCGACTACGTCTATGCCTACACCAAGCCACGGCAACCCAGAGCACTGGCGGTTCGCGGAGAGGGCGGCTTAGGCAAGCCCCTCATCAAGGGGACCGGGACGCTGGCAAAGACTAACCGTGCCCACATCGTGACTCTGGGTGTGGATACAGGGAAGGAGGAGATAGTGACCCGCCTCTTAGTCGCCACGCCGGGGCCAGGGTTCTGCCACTTCCCTATGTCTGAGCAGACCTCGCGCCACGATGACGGGTTAGTGAAGCACAACCCAGTCAGGGGCTATGATGACGAATACTTCAAGGGCCTGACCGCTGAGAAACGAATCGTCAAGAGTAAGCACGGGTTCAGAACCTACATCTGGACTAAGCGACTAAGCCAGCGCAACGAGCCGTTTGACGTGCGGAATTACGCCCTAGCTGCACTCTCCCTGCCGTGGGCTAACATCAAGCTGAATGAGATGGAGCGGGACCTCCTAGAGGCTTCTGGAGGCCCTGTGAAGTCTAACTTCGGAGCGAGGTCAGCGATCACTCCAGACCTAAGAAGCACGGGCGGACCTCCTCCCGCTGGCTCAGGTGGCAGTAAGTTCGGGGCTACTACCCGTCCCGTCGAGTAACCCCGCCAATCAACTCAGTGGTAAGAATGTCGGCGGCGACGCGAGTGTGATAGACGCCTCCAGCCTGCCGTCCTCGCCTAACGAGTTCAAGGTATGCTGCCTTAGGGATAGTGCATTCCAACCGGAAGTCGCCTACTCGCGGCCTGCCTCTCCCACGCACTGCCTTAGCGTTCTTATCCATAGGAGGAACTAAATAACCTCCAGCGCCTAAGGTCAATCACTTTTGTCGTTTTCAACAAAAGTAATTTATCCGCCTTTAATCGCATCTAGGCGTGTGATACCATCGCCCCATAGATGCCTGACCGCACGATTACCATTGATACGACTAGGATACCTGTCTCAGGGTCTAGCCTGACTCCGTTTACGTGCGAATGGGCCAAGCAAGGCCTCAACAATGCTCTCGATGGACTAAGAGCGGCGACCTCTGGAGTCAAGAGCTACAAGATAGGCACTCGCCAGACCGAATACACGACTCCCAGTAACGCGCAGGCCTCAGTCGATTACTGGCAAAAGATGGTTGAGTTACTTTGTCCTAACATGGCCGCGCTCCCCGGCGTCATCACAGGCAGAGATAGCGCACGGAGGGTGATTCTAAGAGATGTCTAAGACCGCCCTCAACGGCAGTAACGGCCACGCCAAGCGCATACCTCAGGGCATTCTCTTTGACGCTGGCGGAAAGATAGTCACGAGCACGGCTCAGAAGGTGTTCCAGAACACGGGTTACTCCAACTATGGGGCTAACTTCACTAAGAACTCTATGGCTGGCTGGATGCACCACGGAGGCGACGCTGATGCTGACATAGGCGCTAACGTCCAGACACTCAGGGAGCGCTCCCGAGATGCGTTCATGGGCATCCCGCTGGCGGCGGGTGCAGTGGAAACCCTAGTCACGAGCGTCATAGGTGAAGGCCTCTTCCCCTCGCCTAACGTCGATGGTGAAGCGCTGGGGCTAAGCGAGGATGAGACTCGCGCTCTCAACGCGGAGTTAGCCGATAAATTTCGTTACTGGGCAATGAGTCCCAGAGAATGCGACTTTGAAGGAAGGAACACATTCTACACACTTCAAGGCCTAGCTTTCCAGTCGATGCTTCTGAGTGGTGACTGTCCTGTCTTGCTCCCCTTGAAGTCCGGCACTGACTCACTCTTCGAGTTGCGAGTCAGGGTTATCGAGGCAGACAGGGTTATGGACCCGCCTAACTATGCGTGGAAGCCGGGGCAAAACATTTATTCGGGTGTTGAACTCTCGCCTGAGGGCGAGCTAGTGGCCTATCACATATCGAAGTTCCACCCGCTAAGCTTGCGCCGTTTCAATGTTAAGGTTCCTATGGGCGAGACAATCAAGGTCACCCCATTCGGAGCACTAACGGGACGGCGCAACATGCTTTTAATGATGCGGCCTGAGCGCCCTGAGCAGCGCCGGGGCGTTCCTATCCTATCAGTTTGCCTAGAGCTACTGAAGCAGATGGGTCGCTACATAGACTCGACCGTGGTAAGCGCCGTAATTCAAAGCTACTTCACCGCGTTCATCACTTCTGAGTTCCCTGATGAGAATATCATGGACTCACTTCTGACTGAGCAACAGAAGGCGGAGATATGCGCCCTTAACCCTTACAACGTCCAGCTAGGTCCCGGCATCGTGAACTTTATGAAGCCGGGGCATGAGGTTAATTTCGCCACACCTAGCCAGCCTCAGGCGACGTTCGGAGACTTTACGATTGCCGTGGCTAAGTTCGTGGGTGCCGCCCTAGGCACGCCATACGAGGTCATCCTCAAGCAGTATAATGCCAGCTACAGCGCCTCCCGTGCGGCCTTACTCGACTTCTGGAAACGAGTCAGGAAGCATCGGGCCTTGGTCATAGATCAATTTTCCCAGCCGATTTACGAGGAGTGGGTAACTGACGCTGTCTCTCTCAGTCGCATCGAAAGGTTCTCAGGGGACCTCAAAAACCCGCTCGTTAGGCACGCTTTGATGCGTTGCATCTGGACGGGCAACAGCGCTGGCTCCCTCGACCCAGCTAAGGAAGTGCAGGCGGCTGACTTGAAGGTCAAGTGCGGCTTCTCTACGACTGAGCGCGAGGCCTCGGAGTTGAACGGGTCTAACTACCGGGACAACATCCGCCAACAGGCGACTGAGCGACAGGAGTTCGAGGACAATGACTTGGTCTATCCTCCTTATCGTCCTACCACGGTAGCTGGAAACACTCAGGGCGGGAACGCGGCTCCATCCAAGAAAGGCTTTGCTAAGATTCGACGGCATGATATTAGCGCTGGGCTATCAGGAGAATTTATACGATGACTGACTTCTACAGATTCCGAGCGGAGGCGGGAGAGAATCCCAACAAAGCAGAGTTACTCATCTTCGGACCCATCGGAGACTGGGAGGACATGGGCGAGGTTAGCGCCAAGGGCTTTGCCAAGGCGCTCGCCGCTCTCCCCTCCAGCGTCAAGGCCTTAGACATTCACATCAACTCCCCCGGTGGTAGTGTCTTTGAGGCTCAGGCTATCTATTCGCGGCTGGCTGACCATCGCAGCGATAAGACCGTCTATGTCGATGGCATAGCCGCCAGTGCGGCCAGCATCATCGCGATGGTAGGTAAGAAGATTTACATTCGCGCCAACGCCACCATGATGATTCACATGCCTTGGGGCGT